GATTTTGCCACCTGTGATTACACCCTTATTGCCGTTCATAACGGTTAAAGCGTTAACAGCCCGAGGTATTACTAAAGAGACAGCAGCCTTCTTTAATTACGGATACAGCGAATACCGCAACCAGCAGGTGCAGGTATCTGAGTTCCGCAATCAGCAGGGGCAGGTCGTAGCGCAACACATACGGGATAAAGACAAGCGGTTTGTTTGGGTTGGGGACACCAGCTCAATGCAGCTATGGGGGCAACACCTATGGCGGCAAGGCATTGGCCGCGGCGGCTTGTTTGTGGTGGTTACAGAAGGCGAGATTGATGCGATGAGCGTCAGTCAGGTGCAAGGCAACAAGTTCCCAGTGGTGTCTTTACCTAACGGGGCACAGTCAGCCAAAAAGTATTTGGCTGCTAACCAGCAATGGCTCAGCCAATTTGATCGGATCATCCTGTGTTTTGACAGCGATGAACCTGGCCAAAAAGCAGCAACCGAAGCCTTAGCAGTATTGCCTTTAGGCAAAGCAGCTATCTGCCATCTGCCTCGTAAAGACGCCAACGAAATGTTGGTGAATGGTGAAGGCGATGCGTTGCGTGACCTGTTGTGGAAGGCCACACCGTCAAGACCTGACGGGATTGTTAATGCAGCTGAGCAATGGGATGAATTAATTAAGCCGCAAGCTGGTGCTGTCTGCGCTTACTTGTGGCCTGAATTAAACCGCATGACACGCGGCTTCAGGAAAGGAGAGATGCTTACGCTCTGCGCTGGTAGTGGAATTGGCAAGTCTTCTATCTGCAGGGAATGGGCGCATCACTTCTTAGCTAATGGTATGCGGGTTGGGTACATCGCCCTTGAGGAATCGCTCAAGCGTTCCATGCAAGGGATCATTGGGATTGAGCTTAACAAACCAATACACCTAGATCCCAGTTTGGTTACGCAAGAGCAAATGAAAGCAGGCTTTGACAAAGTGTTTGGCACTGGCCGCTGTTTTCTTTACGACCACTTTGGTTCAATGGACCCTGAGCATTTGATCAACAAGATCAGGTACTTAGCTGACGTTGAAGGTGCTGATGTTTGTTTCCTTGACCACCTAACAATTGTGATCAGCGGGCTGGCGGAAGTAGACGAGCGGCGGGCTATTGATTTGACATGCACCAAGTTGCGGCAAGTAGTTGAACAAACAGGGATTGGCCTTGTGCTGGTGTCGCACCTCAAGCGACCAGAAGGCCGCAACCATGAAGAAGGTGGGCAAACATCGCTGTCTCACTTACGTGGCAGCCATGCCATTGCACAGCTATCGGACATGGTGATAGGGGCTGAACGCAACCAGCAAGGCGACATGTCACAACGTAATGAATTGCAGCTGCGGGTACTAAAAAACCGCTTTAGCGGGGAGACAGGTACGTGTGACAAGCTGTTGTACGACATGACTACAGGCCGACTGACCGTACCAATGAGTCAGTACTTTGGCCTTTAACCCACCACCAACCTCATTATGAAATGCCCCTCCTGCGGCGATGAGCCAGGCGTTCGCGCTCGCCACACCCGCACTGATTCAAACAACACCGTTATTAGACGCAGGCATTGCACTGCCTGTGGTCACCGTTGGTACACAGCTGAGATCCCTATCCCTTCAGAAGCTGTAACGCATGGGTTCACTGAAGGTAAAACCCGCTCCACCTTTGAGCTGAAAGGTTCTGTTCTTTATTCAGGAGATTGCTATGACACTTTTGATTGATGCTGATTGGCTGCTCTATGTAGCTTGTGCTGCGTCTGAGCAAGACATTAGATGGACAGAAGATGTGCACACCTTGCACTCTGAACCTCTTGCGGTACAAGCGTTTATCCAAGGGAAGGTTGGCCAATGGAAAAAATTAACAGGCCATAGTGATTTGATTATGTGCCTGTCAGATTACCCAGGTTTTCGTGCCTCGCTATTCCCGGAATACAAGCAAAACCGTTTTGGCAGACGCAAGCCGCTTGCACTTGCAGCGTCAAGGAAGGCGTTAATAAATGCCTACCCAAGCAAGGTGATCCCAAGCCTGGAAGGCGACGACGTAATGGGTTTGCTTATGACAGACGGCACTATCAACGATCCGATAATGGTGGCGATTGATAAAGATATGCGTACCATCCCAGGCAAATTGCTGGTTAACAATGAGCTTGTCTGTACCACAGAGAAGGAAGCAAATCTAAATTGGATGAAGCAAACTTTAACTGGCGACAATGCTGACAACTACCCAGGCATCAAAGGTTGCGGGCCGAAAACTGCAGCAAAAATATTAGAAGGCACCCAAGATTTAGCTGGGATGTGGGCAGCAGTGTTACGTGCATACACAAAAGCAGGGCTGGAATTTAATGGAGCGATCCTTAACGCAAGGCTTGCTCGTATCTTGCGTGATGGGGATTACAACTACGCAAACAACGTTGTGCGATTATGGGAACCAAACATAGACAAGGAGATGCAAGCTTATGGATGATCAGCTCTGGCCAGTAATTGACGAAGCATTAATCCAAATGCTGGACCGTTTAATCCCAGAACGAAGCCCAGGCATGGACGACACCGACCGGGAAATCTGGTTTAAGGTTGGGCAACGGCAGGTTGTGCGCATGTTGCGGGCAATCTACGATGAACAGCAACAGGACTTTGCGAGTTAACTCATGTGTTTCGGTGGCGCGGCTCCAAGACCAAACGCAACTGCAAATATGTATCAGCAAGTAATTGCACAGCAACAAGCGGCGGATCAACGAGAGCAGCAAAGAGTACAACAAGAAGCAGCGTTAGCTCAACGCGCCGCCCAAGAAGCAGAAGCAGCGCAGCAGCAAGAAATTTATAGGGCAGATCAGAACCGCATAATGGCAGAAGCACAAGCGCAGCGGGATCAGCAAACCCAAGCGCTTGCAGCGCAACAGGCGCAGATACAGCAGCAACAAACTGATTACATGGCTATGCAGCAGAAGCAATACGAACAGCAGCAAGCGTACCAAACCCAGCAAAGCGCTGACAGGCAAGCTTCCCAAAGCGCTTATCAGCAGCAAATGGCGGACTTAATAAAACAAACTTCAGAAAGTTCAAGGGCGCAACAGCAAGAAGCAAAGCAAACGCAGGAGGACCAATACAGAGAACAATTACAAATACAACAAGCACCACCTCCACCACCACCTGCCCCAGTCGCAAGCTCAACTGCGTCAGCCCTAAGCGCACCAACCGCTGCCCAATCAAAAGCTGGAGCAGGAGGCGCTCAAAATACTTTGGCAAAAATGCGTCAAGGTTTGGGTCGCAAGAAGCTGCGCATTGATAGAGCTGGTGGCGTTGGCGGCTTATCTATTCCTACCCCCTAATGAATCTAAAACTAACCAGCAACGTAGACCGGCAATCGCATACGGCTGCTGAGATGAAAGACGATGAGGGCGGGATAACCGCAGCCGCTAGATACCAGCGGTTGGTTTCAATGCGTGATGTGTACCTGCAACGGGCAAGAGATTGCAGCAAGGTGACCATCCCTACCTTGATACCTGACTCAGGCGAAAAGGATCGCGGCAGTCTTAAGACCCCGTACCAATCGCTTGGGGCAAGAGGCGTTAACTACTTGGCCAGTAAGTTACTGATCACCCTGTTCCCGCCTAACGCTGCATTCTTCAAGCTAGAGATCGACGATCTTGTGTTACGTGCTACAGAAAATGGACCACAAATTAAGGCAGAATTTGATAGCGCTTTAGTCAACGTAGAGCACGCAGTTATGTCAGCGATGGAGACGGCTAATGGCCGTGCGTCCATGCACGAAGCGTTTAAACATTTATTAGTTGGCGGCAACGTGTTGTTGTATGTAGCGGAAGAAGGCTTCCGTGTAATACACCTCAACCGTTATGCGTTAAGCCGTGATCCCATGGGGAACGTCAGCGAAATCGTAGTAGAAGAAGAAGTTTATCCTGAAGTATTGCCTGAAGGATTCTTAGATGAAGTAAAAAGCCAAGACGATTCTGACAAGGAAGGGTACGCAAGCCAAAAGACTTGCAAGCTTTATACCCACGTCGAATACGAAGAAGGCAAGGTGCACTGGTATCAAGAGGCTTATGGCAAGGAGATCCCTAATACTCACGGCATGTGTGACGCTGACGTATCACCATGGATACCACTGCGGTTTAACCGTGTAGACGGAGAAGAATATGGGCGTGGTTACGTTGAAGAATATTACGGTGATCTGTTGGCACTTGAATCGCTTTACCAAGCAGTGCTTGAAGGTAGTGCAGCCGCGGCCAAGATCTTATTCCTTGTAAACCCTAACGGCACTACGCGGCCACGCACTTTGGCTAATGCCCCTAACGGTGCAATTATCCAAGGTAATGCCGCTGACGTAACTGTTATCCAAAGCGAAAAAGCGCAAGACCTATCTATTGCAACCAGCATTATTGAACGTATTGAAGGCCGTCTTCAGTTTGCGTTCCTACTTAATACTGCTATCCAACGGCCAGGTGAACGGGTAACAGCGCAAGAGATCAAGTACATGAGTCAGGAATTAGAAGCTGGTATTGGTGGCTTGTATTCAATCCTTACTCAAGAGTTACAGCTGCCGTTAGTGCGTCGCTTAATGTACGTCATGCGTAAGCAACGCAAGCTACCGGCTTTCCCCAAAGGCGAAGGAGGTAAAGCTTTAGTTAATCCTAAACCTGTTACTGGCCTTGAAGCCATTGGGCGTGGTGACGATAGAAACAAATTGGTAGACTTCTTAACTACTATCGGCCAAGC